TTTTATTTAATTTAGATATTTCTTCATTATCTTCTTTATCTAATTTAAAAAAACTATTTAAAGATTTTTTATTAACTAATTCTCCATGACTAATTTTCTTTTTACTATCAAAATATTGAAAAATTAATTCTGAATTTTCTAAATAATAATTCTTCTTATAAGCTTTAACAATTTTTATTTCTTTTTTAATGTTTTTAATATTATCAAGTATATCTAATTGTTTATCAATTGTATTTTTTTCTTTTAAACTTTTTTTTAGATTTTCTAAGTTATTTTCTAATTCTGGAATTAAATTAATATCATTATCATTTATTTTATTTACAATATTATTATGCGTCGTATCTAAATTACATTTTTTATTATTTTCTTTTAATTTATTTTTATTATTAATAGACATTAATATTAAATATTTTAAATTTTTTAATTATTAATTCTAAGAAAAAATATTTAATTATTTAAATTATTAAAAAGTTTAGGAATAAATAATATTTTATGTAAGAAATATTATTATTTATTATTTATTAGTTTTATGGATATTTATTTAAATAATAATAATTTTGATAATGTAACATTAACCAAAATGTCATTTATATTTAATGCTATTAATGATGGTTGGAATGTTAGAAAATTAGATAATTTAGATTCGGAAGATTGTAAATATATTTTTAGTAAAAAACATGAAAATAAAAAAGAAATATTTAGTAATAGTTATTTAGAAAAATTTATTCAAAAAAATTTAAAATAAAAATAAATAAAAATAAATAAAAAATAAAATAAATAAATAAAATAAAATAAATATATGATCTATTTGTACGTATTTGAGTTATTATAAAAAATATTGACTATTATTTTTTATAATATTTGTAATTAAATTAAATTAAATTATAAAATTTTTTTCTTTAACAATATTATATAAAAAATGGCAGGAGGTTTAATGCAATTAGTTGCTTATGGTGCTCAAGATGTTTACTTAACTGGTAATCCTCAAATTACCTTCTGGAAAGTAACCTATCGTCGTCACACAAACTTTGCTTTAGAATCCATTGAACAAACATTCAATGGTCAAGCTGATTTTGGTCGTCGCGTTACTTGCACTATTTCCCGCAATGGTGATTTAGCTTATTCAACCTATTTACAAGTTACATTACCTGAAATTGGTCAAGATTTAAATCCTACTACTTCTAATGGTGAAGTTTATGCTCGCTGGTTAGACAATCCCGGTTTGCAATTAATTCATCAAGTTGAAGTTGAAATTGGTGGTCAACGCATTGATCGCCAATATGGTGACTGGATGCACATTTGGAATGAATTAACTATGTCTGCCGAACAAGAACGCGGTTACAATAAAATGATTGGTAATACTACTCAATTAACATATTTAACTGATCCTAAATTTGCAGATGTTGATGGTCCTTGTGATTCAAATGCTCCTGTTCAAGTTTGCACTCCTCGTAGCGCTTTACCTGAAACTACATTATATGTTCCTTTACAATTCTGGTATTGCCGCAATCCCGGTCTAGCTTTACCTTTAATTGCTTTACAATACCACGAAGTTAAAATCAACATTGATCTAAGACCCATTGATGAATGTTTATGGGCGATGACTAGTATGCCTTCTGGTACTGGCAGTGCGTCTAAAGTTAAAAATGCATACAGCCAAACATTAGCTGCTGCTTCTTTATATGTTGACTATGTATATTTAGATACTGATGAACGCAGACGCATGGCTCAAAATCCCCACGAATACTTAATTGAACAATTACAATTTACTGGCGATGAATCCGTTGGTTCTTCTTCCAATAAAATTAAATTAAATTTCAATCATCCTTGCAAAGAATTAATCTGGGTTGTTCAGCCCGATGCTAATGTTGACTATTGTTCATCATTTGATGTTGGACAGCCTTTATTCAATTTATTAGGTGCTCAGCCTTTCAATTATACTGATGGTTTAGATGTATTACCTAATGCTGTTCATGCATTTGCTGGTCCTGATGAAGCTACATCATCTGATTTTATCGTTTCTGATCAATTCGCGGATGCATTTGCTTTAGGTGGGGAGGTAACGACAAGCTATGCAGACTCATATGCTGGCCCTGCTGGTCAGGGTGATACAGGTAATCCTAATTCTGGATCAGTTGTTTCTGATGCTGGTACATTCGTATTAGCTGAAACTGCCTTAAGCTTACATTGCTGGGGTGAAAATCCCGTTGTAACTGCTAAATTACAATTAAATGGCCAAGATCGCTTCTCTGAGCGCGAAGGTACATACTTCGATTTAGTTCAACCCTATCAACACCACACTCGCAATCCCGACACTGGTATTAATGTCTACTCCTTTGCTTTAAGACCCGAAGAACATCAACCAAGTGGATCTTGCAATTTCTCTCGCATTGATAATGCCACTTTACAATTAGTTTTATCTAATGCTTGCGTCGGTGGAACTCATACCGCTAAAGTCCGTGTATATGCTGTTAACTACAATGTATTACGTGTCATGAGTGGTATGGCTGGCTTAGCATACTCCAATTAGATTAATTTGTTCTTTTCATTTATTATAATTTAAATAAAAAGAACTTTAAATGTTTTTATTTTTTTGAAACAAAAATATAGTAACAAAAATAATTTAAAAAAATAAGAAAAATAATATTATAAAAATGACTTCATTTAATATTATAGAATTAATTACAAATAATCCAATTTCAAAATTATCTGATACTCATAATAGTATATTATTAAATAAGGTTAAAAATACTTAAATAATAATAATAATTATTTTGCAACTACAGCTGCGGTTACAAAAAATAAAAAGAGCAGTGGTCATAATTCCAATAAATTTTATTTAAATATAAATTTTTTAAATTATTATGTTTAAAAACATAAACAAAAAAAGAATATTAAATACTTCAATTAGATTAATTTGTTCTTTTCATTTATTATAATTTAAATAAAAAGAACTTTAATTATGTTTTTATTTATTAATTTTATTTAATAATGCTTTATAATTAAATGGCAAAAAATTAGGATGCAACTACATTAGTAGTAGATGGAACTTTTGATTTAATTGCAGTAAAAATTTCTTCATTTGTACTAGATAATGTTTTTCCAAGATAGTCTTTAGTAACAGAAACTAAATTAGAATTTTTAGATGTAGTTGCGCCTGTTGGTAGCTCTTCTTTAATGCTGTCAACAACCGGATCTACGTCACCAACATTTAATTTAATTAAACCTTTGGTAGGATCATTTAAAGGTTTTGCTGTAAAAATAGTAACATATAAGTAATATGGTACTGGTTCTTCGCTAGTATCAGGTACTTCACTAACAATATATTTGCAATCATCTATTTCAGGATTTTCTGCTATAATTGATGTCATTTTAGAATCTAATATTATTCTAATCTTATTTAATACCGTATAATTATTTAGTAAAGATACACTATTATATTTATAATTTAGCATTGATACAGAACATTTATCTTCAATAAAAACAGAAGGAATACCTGGTAATACATTTTTGGACATTAATAATATCTTTGGTGCTCCATTTGGGGGAGTTAGTGAATTTATATTACCTGTATTAAAATGTAATCCATGTGGTTTTTCGCGTTTCAGAGGTTGAGTAGCATTTCTAGATAATGCCGAACTAAAAAACATATCAAAGAAAGATATATTATCAATATTTGATTTATCAGTTACTGGTAATGGTTTATTCCAAAATAGTTTATAAAATTGACGTGATACTCTTAATAAATCTAAATTAACATATTGAGTTCCACCGCTACTATCATATGTTGGATTACTATTTAAGTATTCTAATAGTTCATTAATTTTTGCGGGACCCCAATCCGCGTTCGTGAACGGGCCTCCTGGACCTAGAGCTAATTTAACAACTCCTACAATTCCAGCTGCACCTTTTCTCCAATCTCTCTCAGGACCTGGAAGAACACTAGCTAGATATGTTAGAGCACCCGAACTGCTCATATCCATCCATTCTTTTATTTTAGCATGATAACCAGACGAATCAATTCCAAGGGTTTTTAATTCATTAGCTAAATATAATACCCAAAAACTAAAAGTAGCAATTTCACTATCGCCAGAAATTTGTTGTTCACTAGCATCTAATATAGGCATTGCTAAACCTTGTAAAAGATTTAAATAATCTGTTTGTTGGTTAGAATCAGGTATTAAATCAACACACACTGATGTTTGTAAAAAACCATCTACAAGACCTAATAACATACTTTTACATAAAGTTCCAGAATTACCCATTGCACTACTTTCAACTTGAAAAGCAGTAACTTCGCCCGATTCCATTGTATGTAATAAATTATTTATATCTCTATATAAAGTTGCTTTATCTTCACTTACATTACTAATATCTGCACAACTAAAACGAAGATGTGTTAGACCATAATATATATTGCCTTTTGAATAAAATTCATTTACTAACTCTTCGGGGGTAGGATTCGGTAAATCATTTGCTAAATTAGAACGATCACTTTCAGTAATTGATGCATTTGCAGATGTTAAAATAAGATTAACATCATTAGAATTACCAAAATTAAAGTAGTGTGTCGCGTCAGAACCAGCAGCCATTTTTATAATATATAAAAAATTTAACAAAAATATTAATAATTTAAATAAATTAAAAATAAAAATATTATTAATTTATTTAAATTAATAATATTATTTGTTTAACAAAATATAATAACTTATTGTTTAGCATTAGAACAAGTTGCTCTAAATAAAGTTTTAACGCCTATTCTATATCCTAACGTATCAAACAAAGGAGCTCCATTTTCAATTTCTTCAGCTGTTCCGTTAATACCATGAAAGTATTCGCCAGGATCTGTTTGATATTCTATAATTGAATAAGGATCACACATTACTAAATAAACAATATTTCTTACGCCATTTTGAACAGCATAGTTTACTGCTACAAACCAAGTCTCTACTACATCACCATTTATATTTTTTGGTGGATTTTGATTTACTTTATTAACAATAAGTTGTAAACTCATATCTTCAGTTGGTAAAAATATTTTAGTTTGTCTTAGTAATTTATTATTTAATTTACATAAACTTCCACCCGCTACAGTTTTTCTAGTAATTCCTGCAATTACTTGACTTCCGGCCAATCTATTATATGGAGAAGCACTTGGTAATCCAAAGCTGTTATTAAAAAAAGCCCAAGATAATAATGCCATATCTTTTAACCAACGCCCACTTGCATCACTCGATGATTCAAAGTTATAAGCACCCATTAATGGTTTAAATTTAAATACATCTACATTTGTATTTTCAAGTTTATTATAAACAGCAGTTGCAACTGCGCTGAATGAATTATCTAAACCCGCTTCACATCTTGATAAATCTTCTAATATTAATGAAAATTTATTATCACTTGTATCTATTCCTGCCCATGGACCAGTTAAATTACTTGGATCAAATTGCCATGATGCTTCATCTCCACTTACACCAACATATACTTTCATTTCGTTCTGAAATAACCAAGTATATAATGATTCAGTATAGCTTCTTACTGCTTCATCTTCCCATAATGCAGTACACCAGACTGAATTTGACGCATCAGTATCTTCTACACATGCACCTGGACATTTAGTTTTTGAACCGGGAAAAACATCTTCAGCAGCAAATAATGATGTTGCGTTTACCGATGGATCAGCTCTTGAAGCTACCATCCAATTATGAAATCCAACCGGTAAATTTCGTAATTCAGTCATAAGTAGACTATATTGACCAGGTTGAATATATTCAATTAATTCATTGTTAACATTAGTACTAAATCCCGTAGCTGTACCTACTGGATCAGATTCTGCGCCTTCGCGAATTGATGCGCTTTCAGATGTTACAATAAGATTAACATCATTAGAATCGCCAAAATTAAAGTAGTGTGTCGCATTAGAACCAGCCGCCATTTTTATAATATATAAAAATATAAAAAATATAACAAAAAATTTATATATATTTTATTTTCCAAAATGCTAAATATGTTTTTTCATCCCATAATTCTAAATTTTCATTTGTTATCATTTTTTCAAAATTGACTATTCGATAAAAACAATCATAATAACTAATTATAAATTTTTTAGCATAATCAACAAAATTATCAGAAAATTTTATAGTTAAATAATGTCTATATATAT